GGGGGGTGGGGGGGGGGGGGGGGGGGGGGGTTGTGGTAGAGGTTGTGGGGGGTGGGGTGGGGGTCGTGTTGTGTGGGTGTTTTTTGTTGTTGGGGGGGGGGGGGGGGGGGGGGACGTCGCTTCGCTTAACTTCTCAAGGAAGGGCGTTATAGCGCGTTTTGAAGGGTTTCGATGTTGAGGGGATTTCATCATTGAAGGCCGAGATGTTGACTTGTAAAAGCTGTTAAGCGCGCGGGTGTTATCGATGGGAGGGATGTTTGCGTCGCTGCCCAAAACGCGAAAGATTAAAAACGCTCATAGGATTTGTTGCATACGATTTTTTGTAAATCCGGCACAGCTTGAGCAGGGCCGCGCCCAGGGCGCGCATCAATGGCCGAACATCATGGGGCGCGATGTTGGATAGGCCATTGATGCCGACTCGGCCGTTGGAAACGCCGACGAATAGCGCCGAAGTCACGACATTCTGCGGCGCCTTATAAAGCTGTTCTCGGACCGGGCATTGCGTTGCATAGCGACATTCTGACAATTGGCATTTCGGAAAATCAATTACGTTTGCGTCATTTCGGTTTTCGACTGCTTTTAACATTGGGTGATGCTCCCGTATTAGTGACCTTAGCTGGTCGTTTGCCAGCGCGGGTCTTGTTCGTGGAAGTAGCTTCTTTCGTCGAAGGTTCTGGGCTCTCTGGTGTTACCACTGACGTTGCAAGTAATGATGAAAGAAACGGTTGTGCGGGTGCGCTTTTTGGCGTTCGGCTGGATAAAAAACTATCGGCCCAAAGCGAAAGAAGCTCTTTTCCTTCCTTGCCTAACGCGCGATAAAACTCCATCAAACGTCTTTCTCTTTGGGTCAGTTGTTCAGCTTCCGATCGCGATGTAATGGGGCGTAGCGTGAGTCCTAGCGATTCGATGTCCTTCGCAATGCGCGGGCTAAAGTCGCTCACCGAACAAAGCAAACCCTGTGCAAATCGAACGGCGGCCGCAAGGTTCAATGTCATGCGCCCGTTTAAATATTGCCAAACGACTTGTTGCGATCCCAGCCCGTTATCGAAGCCAAATGTCTCCTGGCTAAAGCCGAATTCACGCTTCCTTGCGTTAAATATTGCATTCAAGCGGTTCGCTTCCTGCTGTTGTTCAGTTCGTTGTTTTGTGATGGTGCTCATAGTCTATTCCCCCTGGTTAGGTGGGAAATTATAAGCAAATCTATTCAAAACGGCAATATACAAACGCTTGACGACGAGCAATAGTACAACTAGCATAGTTCACATGAGCAAAAATATTCACAAGAAATTAGCGGAGTATTTGAAAAGCGAAGGTCTTTCGCAGCAGGCATTTGCCGATCAATTGGGCGTCACGCAGGGCCTGGTCTATCAATGGCTGAATATGGTGCTTAGAATTTCCGCAGAGAAAGCGGTCCAAATTGAAACGGTCACGAATGGAAAGCTTACGCGCTACGACTGCCGGCCCGATTTGTTTTTTCCGGCGGCGGTTTCCTGATGCGCAGCGATCACATTCGCTCAACGTCCCCCTACCGCTTGCAGACCGGTTGTAGTCTGCGTTTTTCCTCCCCTATGCCCGGCGGCGGTCCTTAGCTGCCGGGCTTTTTTTCGCTAGAGGCGAAATGCGGCAAACCATACGCCAAAAGGAAGCCATAGGCGCGTTCATACATGCCAAGGGTAAGCGGTCGTTGCTCGATGGGCTGGCGCGGCTTTGGGCGCGTATACGCGGGAAGGACAAGAACAATGGGCTCGCTAGGTAATGCAGCGCTTGCCGCTCCGCTACCGCGAAAGCTCACCATTTCAATCCGCCGGGGGAAAATGGCAATATCGCTGGATGATGTCTTACGTCAGATGGAAGAGGCCGGGGTGGGCGGGCTATCCGCCGAGGACTTAATTGTTGATGGCCGGTATCATCGGTTTAAGCCCGATGATGAGCGTAAGAAGAAAAAATCAGGCTGGTATAAATTATTCTCGATCGTTACCCAAAGCGGCCGCGAAGCGATCGTCGGCGCTTATGGGCGCGGTCCCGATACATTCAAGGTGCGGCCGGCGCAAACGGAATGGACCGTCGAGGAGCGCGAGGAATTCAAGCGCCGGCATGCAGAACGCCAGCGCGAGCTGGATAAGGAGCGGGCGGCCGAGGCCAACGCCGCCGCCGAACGCGCACAGAAGCTTTGGGACAAGTTCAAGGACCGAATCGGGGCTGCGCCCTACCTCCGAAAAAAGAATGTGAAGCCCTTCGGCGTGCGCTTCGCGCCGCGTGGGGCATTGATGGTGCCGGTACGCAATGCCGCTGGCGCAATCCGCGCGATTCAATGGATTGATGAGGACGGAGCGGCGAAGCGATTCACTACCGGCGCGGAAATTGGCGGTAACTTCCATCTTATCGGCCAGCCGAAGGACGATGCCTGGCTTCTGATTGGCGAAGGGTATGCGACGTGCGCAAGTATCCATATGGCGACCGGGCTTCCGGTAGTCGTCGCCTTCGACGCGGGTAACTTGGCGCATGTCGCAAGCGTGTTCCGCGAACTTTATCCCAGCGCAAAAATATTGATCGTCGGCGATGACGATCGCCATTTGCTCAGGCGTTTGGACGCTCGCTTGGCAAAGCTCGAAGTGCATGCGCGCCCAGCGTTGAACAACGAATGGCATACCTACCAAACGCCCGGCGGGGTTGTAACGGTCAAAGCGAAGTGGGGGATGAATAATCAATCGGTCCCTTTCATCGATTTGGACATACGGCAGGGCGACAAGGAGATGCACCTGCTCATAGAAAACGCTGGGCGGGTCAAAGCGATTCTCGCCGCCCGCAAGGTTAAAGCGGAGGTGGTCTTTCCCGCCTTCGCGAATTCTGAAGAATCCCTCGGCACCGATTTCAATGACCTGCATTGCGCGCAGGGGCTGGATGAGGTCAAAAAACAAATCGATGTGGTGATGGCGGCGCCGCCCGCTAGCGAGGCGAAAGGGGCGCGCAAGCAGCGCGCTTATACCGATCCTGAATTCCAACAGATGCTCGATCATTTGGTGCTCATCTATCCGACGATGACCGTATGGGATGGGCGCTCCAAGCAAATTGCGCGTATCGAAAGCGTGCGGCTTCGCGCAAAGTGGTTAACCGAGGAATGGCTAGGCCATCCGCATCGCCGCATGATCCTGGATCGCAATTTGGTCTTTGACCCGACATGTTCTTGCGATGCCACCGAGTGCGTGAATCTGTTCGATGGCTTTCCCATAAAGCCCGATCCATTGCAGCCGTGCGATTTGATCATCGCGCATATTCGCGAGCTTTGCGGTGGTGATGAGGGCTTATTCGATTGGGTGTGTAAATGGCTCGCTTACCCGTTGCAGCGTCCCGGCGCCAAGATGCGCACCGCGTTGATCGTCCACGGCCGCATGGAAGGAAGCGGCAAATCCTTGGTGTTCGAAGTGATGCGGCGGATCTATGGGCGCTACGCGAAAAAGGTATCGCAGCGCCAATTGCAATCCGAATTCACCGGCTGGATGTCGCAAATGTTGTTTTGCGTGGCCGAGGAAGTAACAACGCCGCAGGACAAATACGAATACGCCGGGCTGTTGCGCAATTTGATCACCGATCCAGTAGTGCAAATCAACGAGAAGCAATTACCGCTGCGCGAGGAGCAGAACTTCGCGAATTTTGTTTTCTTATCGAACGCGCTTATGCCGTTGGTGTTGCAAGAACACGACCGGCGCTACACCGTCATTTATTACGACGAAGAACACGATCCTTCCTACTTCCAACGCCTGGGCGGGCAAATCGCCAACGGCGGCGATGCCGGATTCTTGCACTGGCTTCTCTCCTATCCTCTCGATGATTTCGACGAATACACGCGGCCCTATAACAACAAGGCGCGGCGCGAATTGATCGCCCTCGGCATGAGCGCCGAGCAGCGCTTCTATGCGTTATGGAGCGGCGGCGATTTGATCGTCCCCTATGGTCAATGTCGGGCGATTGATTTGTATACCGCTTTTAAGGTTTGGTGTCGTCAAAACGGCGAGCGATTTATCGCCAGTAGCACGGCGTTTGGAACAGCTATCGGAAAAAGAGAGAAGAAGCGGGTAAAGCGAACTTATGTCTTCAACGAGCAATTATCGGAAACGAGCTCCTATCGCGGCATCGTGTATTTGATCGAGAAACCCAAAGAGCAAGCGGCGGAAACGCTGGATGAGGAGGAGCCGGGCGCGCGCATGGCGCGGGAGTGCCAGGCGTTTCAGAAGGCGCTTCACGCAATGATTGAAGAGGGCCGCAATGCCAATTAAGCCGCAAGTGGGAATAGTTGGGGAACAGTTGATTCGGCAACTGTTACCACAAAAAACTCAATGCTTACGAGGAGTTATGCAGTGTCGGCAACAGTGGCAACAGTTTCGAGCGAACTATGCGTGCGTGGGTGCGTAGGCGCGCGTATATGCGAGCGTGCGCGCCCGCGTGCATGCACGTAAGTTCTTAAAAACTGTTGCCACTGTTACCAGTGAATAAAAATAAATGTATCTAATTGAAGATGAGGAAGAAATTCCGAAAAAAAGTGGTAACAGTAGGGAAAACAACTATTCCCGGACTGTTACCAGCAAGGCGGTGGCAATCGATCCAGAAGCGCTGGAAGCGTTTAAGCGCGCGTTTCATTTGGTCGCAAGGCATTACCAATGTCCCGCCAAGGAAATCGCGGATATGAATGCGCTGGCGCTTGCAAACTTCGCCGAGGCGACGATTTGTTACTTTGCTTTGGAGCGACAAATTCTAGGCGGCGCGCAAGGGATAAATGAGCGAATCCGCGCCGATATTGAGAAACGAAAGGAAGGGCAATGACGACCGTTACGGTGAAGACGAACTTTCCGCAGGTGATGGCGAAGTTGTCGAAGATGGGCGACGACATCGCGACCAAGGCCACGATTTCCGCGATGAATAAAACGCTGGCGCAAGGGCGCACGGTAATGCTTCGGGCAATCACTCAGGAGTTCGCCATTAAGCAAGCGGACGTGCGGCCGCAATTGGAGATTAAGAAAGCGCTGTTTACGAGATCCGCGGTGAACGCCACGGCAAGCCTGGAAGCATTCGGCCGTCGGCGAGGACATCGCTCGCGAAATGTGATGTTGTTCGGCGCGAAACAAATTCGCGGCAGGAAGATTCGGCGAGTGCAGGTTAATACGGCGCGTGGAGTGATAACCAGGCGTATGCGCGTAGGTGGCGGCGTATCGGTGCGAATAAAGCGCGTGGGTAGTCGCAAGCTGATTGAGGGCGCATTCATCGCCAACAAAGGCCGCACGGTCTTCATGCGAAAGCCCGGCGGCGGCCGCGCCATCTCGGCGGTGGAGACGGTCGATGTTCCGCAAATGTTCAATACGCGGCGGGTCAATCGATTGGTGGTCCAGGTTATTCAAGAGCGGTATCCGCGCATCTTCGAAAGCGAGGCGCGTTTCTTTATCAATAAATTTTCGAGAGGTTAAGCAATGGACACAACAACGCTCGCGCGAATTTTGGAGAAATTGCCGGCATTGATTCAATCAACCGAGTTTGTGATCACTGAAGGCGGCAAAGGGCCGGACAAGCTCAATGCCGTATTACAAGCAATCCTCGCATTGGTGCCGCCTGAAAAGGTCGAGGAGTTCATGAATAAGACGTGGCCCAAGGTTCAAGCACACGTTACGGTGCTGGTGGAGTTCTATAAATTCGTGGGCTATTTCAAATCACGTAAGGCGACGCAATAAGGTGGACAGAATGAATCTCGTAATGCTGGCGCTGACAATTGCAGCGGTGGCGATCAACCTAATCGGCGCGCCCTGGTGGGTGACCATGTTGATGCTATTGGTCGTGATGGTGCTGCTGACAATTCGGAGTCATAGGGAAAGAAAGAGCAATGAAGCGATGGCGAAAGGCAAGGCCAGTGCTAACGATCATATGGACATGCAGCGACGTTTCGGGCCATGAGCATCGATGGCGATGGTCGGCTTGGTTATGTGGTCGGGTGCAGTGCGGGCTTGCAGCAGTTGGCAGGTTTTTCAAACAGAGGCATTAACGTTATGGAGTCAATCAATGAGTAAGCCAAAATTCGAATTGGGCTGGCATCTTGCGATCGGTGCGGCCGATGGCGTAGGAACGGTCATCGGCCGCACCGAACTTGTGCACGCAGAGACTAGCTACTTGCTCCGCTTCAAGCGGTTAGATGGAAGCGCTTCCGAAGCGTGGTGGAGTGAATCGGCATTACGCCCGGCTATTGTTGCGGTCGATTACCGTGATTTTATGCAAATGGACTTCAACTCGACGAATCTAGAGATAGCCGATAAACAGGCTAAGAAAGTCAATCCGATTGATACGGAAGCGATTAAGGAATATTTAGAAAAAGAATGCGCGGGTCTGCCAAGTGGCTGGTCTATTGCCATATGTGGCGAAACGAATGGCGCATGGGTCGAATTGATGAGAGCCGATTCGTCCTTGGCGCCGGGTAATTATGAGGGATTAACGATCGCCGAGATAGTGGCGCATGCATGCAAGCTTTACGAACATGAACCTGGGGAGAGTGTGACAGCGGGGGGGGCTTGAGGTCGCCCTGGATATGTGGTCGGGTGCAGTGCGGGCTTGCAGCGGTTGGCAGGTTTTTTAAACAGAGGCGTTAACGTTATGGAGTCAATCAATGAGTAAGTTCAATTTCGACTTAGGCAATAGGCTTGCGATCGTGGCAAGCGAGGAAGCAGGAACGGTCATCGGCCGCGCGGAATATGTGAACGCGGAGCCTAGCTACTTGCTCCGCTATCAGCGGTTAGATGGAAGCGCTGTCGAAGCATGGTGGACCGAATCAGCGCTTACGCCCGAAATGAGAGAACCGATCGAGGGCCAAATTGCCTGACGCCTATGATCGCCGCGCAGAGTTGGCGCACGTACCTTGGCGACAGGGCCGGCTTCTACGGACCAACGCTACACGCAGATGGTCCAAGGAAACGTGGGACAAAGCCTACGAAAACGAGCGGCGCAGCGCGTTCGCATTCTTCCGCGATGACGATCAAGGCCGCAGTAGACAGTATGTCTTTGCATTTCCAAGCGGGGAGGAATGCTTGCGCGCCATCGCGGCGCACAACATTGCGCTGCGGCAGGCGGCCGAAAAAAAGGTACTTCCGGGGTGAATCCCTTGCGGCGCGAAACGA